CTGTAGCTGCCAAGTTGAGTGCGCAAGTCAATAGCTTGGTTAGAACCATTTTGCACAATTACTTTGAAAAAGTCAAGCTTGGGGCCGTCCATCTGCACCAAGGCAGCTGTGGCACCAATGTTACCGACTTGTGAACCGTTGTTGATGTCTAACGCAAATACTGGTTGTGCGTCACCATTAAAGGGTGGAAAATATGCCATTTTAAAAATCTCCTAAGTTAGTGGCCTTTCTGGGCCTACTTTTATTTAGTCAATTGACAAAAAAACGGTTACTTGGGATTGTTTTGTGCGGCATTTCCAGCTGAAAACACCCCGCGATTTACCAGTTTTACTAGCCCAGTTGGAGTGGGCACAACAAAGCCTTCACCTTCGGCTTGACCGCCTGTGCTTTGTTCAAGCCCTTGAACTTGTTGTTCTAGTTGTTGTGCTAGGTTTAATTTTAAATTGTAAATTGCGTTCCAAATTGCCAATAGTCCCAGGTGGGCCTGGCTGGGCACTGGTTTGTTGTTGGCATCTAGGGTGTAGAGCTTGCCCGGGATGTTACCAGACTTGGCATTGTACTGACCATTGACGTCGGGATTGCCGGTCACCAATTCGCTGTACTGTTTGGCACTGGATTTGGTTCTCATCCAGTTGGGCATGCTAAATTTTGTACCACCAATGATGCGTTGATTAAAATAGGTCTGCATTTGTGCTCGTGTGCTAGATGGCAACGAGTTTAGTAGTGCGTCTACGGCTGCACCATATGTGCTGACAGTTTGTTTGGCATCTGTAATTAAATTGGCCGGGGGCTTTAATGTAAATGAGATACCAATGTTGGGTCGAATGATGTCAACACCGCCGTTGACATTTTCCAGACCTTGGCCGTTCCAGACCTGAGCTGTTTGATCGCCCAGGTTAGCAAACTGTTGGTGCACCACAATGCCGCCAGTTTTGCCAGGTATAGTTTTTCCAAGTTCACTGTTGGCAGGTATTGAATACTGTACAAGATTGGGTTTGAATACATACTTGCCACCCTGTGGTTGAAGTTCTCCAGCCCACATCAAGTCGCCCCAATAGAATCCTGGACCTTTGGTGGCAGCATCAAGGCCAGGCCATATGGCTTTTAATTTAGGGTACAAGTCACTTCTTAGGTTACCAGATTTTTTCTGCTGGTCGTACTTGATCCAATCTTCAGGACTCTGCGCTGGATACTTGGCATCAAACATGTATTTGTCCATGACTGCCAAACGTCCATTGGGCAATCTACCCCAAATCAAGGCAGGTTTGCCATCCCATTTAATAGTAGTCTTACTGGCATTGGTGATGGCGCCTTGCAGGTCTTGTATGGCTCGGTTGGCGGCTGCACTGCCGCCCATGAAGAAAGCATCCTCAGGATGCGGAATTCTAGGATCTTTCTTTTTGACCGGGGCTTCATCTTCAATAATAATGTGATATCCTTGATTGACAATTCTATCACGTAGACGAGCCATGAAACTAGCTTCGCTTTCTTGCACTGGTGCGCCGGGTTCAGCAAGCCCTTCTCTGGCAAGATATTCTCTAAAATCTTTAAGTTTGGCATCACGCTGTGGATCTTTTTCCAAGGCGGAGTAGATGCTTTCTACATTTTTTAAATTTTCACGGGAGGCGCTGGGCCCTAATAATACTTTAGCTACATAGTCAGGATCCATGCCACCATCAACCAATTGATTTGTTTCACGGCTAAGCATGCCATTGGCGCCTACTTTGAAACCCAAGGCCTTTGCTATTGAACTCATTAACACATTGCGGTTCATGCCCTTGTATGCAGATCCTTCTGCACCACCATAATAGAATGTGCCCCAGTCCAGGTTAGGAAAAAACATAAAGTCAGTTTGCACATAGCCTTTGTTGGGGTCACCGGTAATAGGGGTTTTAAAATGCACTTCGCCTTTTTTAACCACCCATTCACGTGGGTCAAGTCCTTGACTTGTGACCCATTGAGTAAGTTTGGCCGCAATTTGATCTTTGGTCACTTCACCAACGTCCACCCCAAGATCGAGGTCACCACTGGTGGGCTTGCGGCCAGTTGATCCCAACCAACGTTCTTTGGGGAATTTCATGCCCAGGACTTTTTCTACAAATGCAATGGTGGCAGGTACGTCAGCTTGATTTATACGCTGTGTTGCTGGATTGCCAGCTGGGTCTTTAAAGACATTTCCGCCTTCAGTTAACATCAGTGCGCCTTACTGTGCGAGTAAATTTGCTGGGATCGCGATCTCGAATAGCATTTAACAATTTTCGATTTAGTTTTTCAGCTTCTTCAGGGTTATAAGTAGATTCAATTTGCTCAAGCAAACGAATGGCTGATGATATAACATTTGAGGCGCGGCTTTCGATTACATATTTTTGATCAGTTTGTTGAAACCTATCTTGATATATTAAATCTAGCTCTTCAAGGATGCTACGGGTTTTCTTTTGCATTTTTGTTTTGGACCTTTATACTCTATTTATTGCATCATTGGCATATATGCTCGTAAATATCATACTATGAATCGCTTGTTTACATTTGGCTGTAGCCTAACTAATTACCATTATCCAACTTGGGCTGATATAATAGCCACAAACTTTGATGAATTTCAAAATTGGGGGCGCAAGGGTGGCGGGAATAATTTTATTTTGAACTCCTTGATTGAATGTGATCAACGTAACAATCTTGACTCAACCGACACTGTGATTATACTATGGTCAGGTATCAGCAGAATTGACTACTATCAAGTCAATGAATGGAGTCACTTGCACCATAGATACTTTGATTTAAAAAGTAGAGATGTACCGTTTTCCTGCCCCGACGGTTATCAACTGCTGTCATTGGCCTGGATGGTATCTGCCATAAATTTTCTTGAATCTCGCGAGATCAAATGGAAAATGTTTCGCTGGCAAGAGTTAGACACTGACACTAAAATACATGCACTTTATAAAGACGCATTGCAACCATTGCTGTATGCACCGTTTGAAGAAAATGATCAACAATACAAGCTCAGCCAACAGTCATCAGTGCATGCCGATGACTTGTACCAACGGTTGGCCGGGCCAGACTGGCCAGATCTTGCTAGTATCTTAGATGGATCATATAAAAACAAAAAGTTACCGCTGGGCATTGAGGACGAGTGCGTTGATTTTTTAAATCAAATGAGTCGTGATAAACGCATTCTAGCAAAAAGTTTCAACGAGATAGATCAGCATCCTAGTCCGTTAAAGCATCTGGCATGGGTTAACCAATACTGTCCTGAATACACCATCACCGACAAAACAAAAAATCAATTGACCAGCATTGATCAATGCTTGTTGAATCAACAGCCGTATGATTTTATTCCATCACGACCCCAGAGATTTTAATCAAGGTTGACTCTTGATTTGACCCAGCAGTTGTTTGAGCTTGCTACTTTGCACATCTGCACTCACTTTGGCTGGTTGTTCCCAGGCCGGAGTTCCAGTTGCCCGAACGAATGTAGTAGTATTGCCACTTTCTTCTGATTTAATTTGGCTTTTAGCTTTGATTGATTCCATGATGGAACTTTGTGGCTTGTTGTAGCCAGTTCCTTGGTCGCCGCCTTCATCAGTAATGCGCATTGTTTCAATGTTGTACTCCAAATCAATTTTTTGACCAACGCCGGTCGAGCTTCGAGATTTCATGCATTGTATTTGGTATTTGCCACGCTCTTTCATAGCACGACTTGTAAAAATACCAAACACGTTATCTGCTGTGTTGATCTTTGAAATACCACCCGAAATATGTGAGTGATCAAATTCAATTTCTTCCACAGCGGATCTATTCAACTGACTTGCAGTTACCATTAGGATGCCAAGTTCTTTGGCTAAATTCCGAAGTTCTTCTGAAACGTACTTGTCTTTGACAAACAAGTCGTTGGGGCTGACTTTGGCACTCACCGGCATCAACAAGTCCAGGTAGTCAATCATCACAAAGTCCACTCGCTTGCCAGTTTGAATTTGATACTCTTTCAAGTAGGCACGAATGTCATTGATGTTGCTTTGTGCTGGCAAGCCCTTGACTTGGTAGTTGCCGGATTTTTTTGCAACCAGTTTAACTTTGAGTTCAGCTGTTTCAATGTCTTTGCGAATGTCTTTGGTTGACATATTGGTCAACATGGCATCTGTTCGCAAGCTAGTAAGTTCTTCTGAAAGTTCTAGTGTAATGTAAACTCCGCTGAGCCCGGACTGTAGCCAGTTTAACGCAATGTTCATCATGACCAAACTCTTGCCCGAGCCTGATCCACCTGCAAAGATGTTGAGTTCACCTCGGCTGAAC